CTAACACTTAAACCTGTACGTGAGCCTATATCTTTGTAATATAGGCCTGATGCTATCTCATCTTTTACTGTATCATTATTGTTTACAAGATTAAATGCCTCATCTGCCGAAAGATAATTTACAGTGTCCTGTACCGGTTGTGTAATAACTGTATTATTTTGTTGTGTGTTGTTGTCAGCGGTACCTTTGGCGGTTGCTATTACGGCTCCTGCCGCCACTGCCGCACCTACTGAAAATGCACCCACTGGGTTAGTGATTGATCCAGCGGCCTTGCCTACTTCCAAAACACCTTTTTTGGCGAGACCTTTTAATTCTTGTTTAACATTTTTCTTTTTTATTTTTTTTGCATTATTGTAAGTGTTAGACGCCGCTAGTATGGCACCTAAATAATTTGGTTCGTCTTTGCCAAGCTCTCTCATGACAGATCCGATTCCGTCTACAACACCGCCTGGACCAAAAATAGTATTTGTGCCTCCACCTAACACTGATAGTGGAGATGGTTCGTTGTCATAGTTCACTGTTGCAAATCCTGGAACATTGTTCCTGTTTATGACTCCGGCTTTGTATATGACAGTCTCATAAAGTATCTGCATGGTGTTTGCAAGTATTCCTTGCCCATCGGCGGCGTCTAGGTTGTCGTGACTGAAGGACCCTATTACAGGATTAACCAAAGTCATTGAAGTAAACCTTTTTTTATGTAACACGAAAATTTCTATACCTTTAAGGAAAGGTCTACCACGTGCCGCTGGCGTGTCCATTCCAAATTTATTAATTCTTCCACCATCACCCTTTGTGTCTATAGAATCATATAGACTATCTTTTGTAGGTGATACTTCTAACTCTGAGTTCATAGAAACAGAGTCTGCTATGTGGTACTGATAGTACTTTTTCCAGAATGCGTTGACTGTGTCAGCGTGATCGTCATGAAAAGTAATGTTCACTGGATCGTATTGTATACGTGTGGCCGCGTACATTTTTTTATTGTATTGAGTCTTTTCTTCCATGTTTAAATTATATGCTGGAAGGTCACAAGCCTTCACTAACATGTTCAGCTGTAGTCTCTCGTGTGGTTGGAATTTGGTCTGTGCCACTAGGTCGTCTAGGTTGAAAACCACATGGAATAAAAATTTTTGTTTTGGTAATAGCTTATAGGTATCGTCTATATATAATCTAGAGGCGTGCCTGTAGTCCTTCATTCCTGGAAGACCATCCTGAAAACCTTGTAAGAAATTGTTTATGCTTGGCATACTGTTATTTATAGTCACAAAAAAAGCGCCTATAAAGACGCTTTCTCTGTATTATAATTGCTAATTTAATTTTTTATTACTGTCCACCACCAGTACTTAATGTACCTATAGTTCTAGCCACCGCTGTTCCAATACCTGTTCCTTGTGGTGTTTGGATCGCGTTGTCGTATCTTATTGACATCGTTATAGTTGCTGGCTCTGACACGTTGTATGCTAGTGAGTTGTAGTTTACGTTTTCAACATATGCTCCATAAAGTTCCCATGTTTCTAGAACGCTTGGTGCACTTGCTCCGTTACCACCATCTAGCATTTCGATTCTGCCTGTGAATTTGTAGTCTATACCAGATGCCGCTGAACTTTGTTCGAAGAAATCAAACTGTTTCTGTATCTGTTCACCAACCAGCTTAGTCACTGAGTTGTTGACGTCGTCTCTTAAAGTAATTGTTATTGCTTCCCAAGTGTGTTTACCTGCAACATAAACTTTTGAGTTGTACACATCTAGTGTCACTGTGTCAAAAGTCAAGTTAGGTCTTGTTATGTCCATCACTTGTTTTGTAAGTTCTGATCTTGGTGTTGATACTCCAAAATTTTCCAGTATCGCTCTAAAACGATATTGTAGTTTTGGCATCAATAAGCCTTGTGATGCTGAACTTTGATCGTTTGCTAAAGGTACTGTAAATTTTGATAAAGTTGATATTGCCATCTGTTTCTCCTATTTATCCAAAATTATTGTCCTAATTTTGCAATTTCTCCTGTGTTTTTGATTCTTAACGGTATGTAAATGAATTCAACTGATTTGATTGGCTCAATTGCTATATCCACATAAAGTTCATTTCTGTCTACTCTTGTAGTAGTGTTGTTCGTCTCATCACAAACTACTAGGAAGTCAAACAATGCTCTTTGTCCAACTAGTTCTAACAAGAATGATTCGACTGCTTGTCTAATTTCATTTCTCGTTAATTCGTCATTTGGTTCAAAAATAAAAGGTTTAGCAATAGCATCTAATTGTGTTCTTAGATACACTGCCAATCTTGCAACGTTTATTCTATCAAGTGCTGATGATGATGAAACTTTAGTTAAGTTACCAAAGTTTACAATTCCAGCTCCTGAGAAGAAAGTAATTGGATTTACTTTGACTTCATGCATTGAATCTCTCACTGACTCCGTTACAGATATTGCTTCAAACTCTCCTGTTGATGCCTCAATATAACCAACTGAAGTAGCATTGTCAACAAGACCTCTTCTAGTTCCTGCTGGAGCAAACCATGGGAAAGCTATGCTATCGTTGTTTGCCAATGTTCTCATCATCATGTGACTCGGTGGAACAACAATTTGTTTTCCTGTGTTATCTGTAGATAATCCTGAAGGATAAAACACGCCCAAGTATTCACTTGAACTTATTAGTCCGTCTTCACCGTTGTCTAAAGCTGACGCTGTGTTGTTAGCCCAGTTTTGGATTGCTGTTGATGTTCCTTCTAATCTTAATGGTGTGTCACCAACTATGAACGCTGTGTTGTTTCTGTCAGTGTTCAGGTTGATCATGTTTGAAATCAACTCTGGGTAACCAGGTACAGCAATAACATTGTAACCTCTCTGGTCTTCTCTTACTGCTTGGTTAGTATCGATCTCTGATTTAAGTTGTTCAACAATTACTTTTCTCTGCGATTTTCTTCCAAAAGATCCAGAGCCGTCAGCGTTGTTACTTGATTTTGTTACCCATCTGTCTGGGAAGTAACCAGCAACAGATTCATTCGATGCTCTGATGTTACCTAAACCAGCCGATCCTGAACCTGGATATTTTGTAGTGTTGATGTAATCGTTTTTGTATTCTTTAACATTGTAACCAGAACGTCTAGTGTTGAAAAGTAATATTCCTTGTGGATATAAACTTGGGTCTGGAGCATCTGGGTCTAAGAAACCATCGCTCAATAAGTCTTTAATTGAACTTTGATCACCAGCCTGAGTGCTTCCATTAGCGTTCTTCTCTGTGGTTGTTTGCCATCTTGCATCAGCGAACACAACTCCGTCCTCGGTTGTTTGGTCAGTGTTGTCAACCAATTCCCAAGCCGCACCAGTTGTTGTTACTGCAACCTGGTTAGCTGTGTTTGTTGAGCTTAAAGTTGCCGCTGTGTTGTATTTGTAAAGTTTTGGATAGTTTTCTAAGTCGCTAGTATCAATCCATAAGTCGTTTGTTACAAGTGGTGTTCCATCTGATTGTGTAGTTGGAGCCGTTGCACTAAACTGTGGACCTTCTGGATCTGTGCTTGAGTATGCTGTTAGATAACCCACAAAAGTTGTTCCGTTATGTGCCATGATGTCAGCTTCTAATGAAGTGTTGTACCATAATGTTCCGTCTGCCGGTTCGTTTGTTGGTGCACTCATTGAAGCAGTGTAACTCAATCTCTTGAAGTTACTTGCCATGATACCTGTGTTTGCTGTTGAGTCAAGTGATTCACCAGTTGGTAGGTCATACAAGTTGTCGATCAACGTTGTGCTGTTAGCTGTGTATGTTCCATAACTGTGTGCCGTAGTTGCACTGAATCCTGCATCTGCTAATGGTGTTCCTAATGTATCAAACATTCTAAATTCACCACCCAGTTTGTGTTTAATCTGAATAGCACCTGTAAGTTCACCTGATGTGATAACAGATGCTTCTAGGTTTGTAAATCCTGCTGTAGAAAAAGCAGTAACAAAATCATCCGCGTCACCCAATGTACTACCATCTCCAGATATCATTGTAACTGTTTTAGCAGTGTCAAGTGCTTCTTGATTTTTCAATGATTCCTGCATCGAGAATGTTTCGCCTGCTGTGAAGCTAGGGAAAGTTGTTTTACTTTGGATGATTGTTTCACCGCCTTCGTATCTAAAGATCTGGAAGTCACCAACATTGTTCGTTGTGTCAGTTGTGCTTCCTGATGTCATTGATTCTTCAGTGACGTTGAATTGAACGTACAGATCACCAGTGCTTAAACCAGTTCCGCCGTTTGCTGGATCTAGTTTGAAAATAGCTTGATGGTTTGTTGCATGTAATGGTGAACTAACTTGTGAAAAGCCGCCGCCTGATGCACTGTAAAGTTTTGTAACAATGTTTGCGCCTGAGTTTGCAGAAGTAGTCTTGAACCAAACAGAACCGTTTGGTCTGTCTTCGTCTGCTGTTTTCCAAGTTGGTCTTGAAGTGTGTGCCGCTTGTAGGAATTTAGGACCTTTGTATGTACCTGCTGTTATTCCTAATTCTGCTAATAAGCCAGTACCTTCTTCAAATCTAATTGTGTTAGTACCTGCACTTGAGTCACCTATCGCTTGACCATTGTGAAATATTTCTAAGTTACCTGTAACGCTGTTTACACTTGCTGTTACGTTAGTTACATTTGAACCAATCGCTGTTGCAACGTTTGATAAAGCAGTACCACCAGTTTGGATTTGTACACCGTTCATTTGCATTGTTGCACTGTTAGTTACTGTTGTACCACTCGCAACTGTTATGATTGGTAATGCCGCATGCCAGGCACTTGAACCCACGTGGTTCCATTCGTTACTTGCATTTTTCTTGTAAATTTTGTTAGTAACATGAGTAGTGTTTATAGCGTAATCTCCGATAGATCCAAGTCTTTGTTTTGGAACTCCTGTTGAACTGTTTCCTACCAGGTCGGAAACTGAAGTAATCAACGTTGGAGTAATAGCTGTAAATTTTTGATTTGTTTTTGACCATTCAAATATTCCATAAGAGCTTGATGCAAGGTCAAACCAATATGTACCATCTTCTGGGTTAGCTGTAGGTCTCGTTGCACTACCAACTAGTTCGCCAGTATTAACGTTTGCTCTTAAAACGTATGCTCTGTTGGCAACTCCTAAGAAAGAGTATGCCGCTTGTAGACCGTATTCATTTAATTCATAACCGTGTAATGGGTTACCTGATGTGTCTGTGTAAAACTTTGGATCTCCAAAAGTTTCAGTTAATTCTCTTTGAGATGAAATCAAGTAAACAGTGTTGGCGTTTGCAGTCTGTGTTCCTGCCGCAGTGCCGTCTCCTGCTCCGTTGTTTTTATCTTGTGATGATGCTACTATAAAAAGAGGTGTTGTACCCGCATCTGATGGTACGTAGAAACTTTCGTTTATTACTGAAACCTCTACTCCTGGTGATGTTAAAGCCATTTTTCGTATTCTCCTTGCAAGTGTTACGTATTACTAGAGTTATTTATTAGATCATATGGTTTTTACGATATAACTTGCTATTTTCTGGTACCTATATAGGCGACGTAAATACGCATATGCAATACAAAAATCGTCCTTTGTGTAAACAGTGTAGGGCAAAGCCACGAGCATATGCCTACAAGAAGGATAGTAAAATCTATTGGCGTAGCTTATGTGATACGTGTAATCGTAAAAGGGCCGGTAGGAAGGTAGGGGGAATTACTGCCCTACAAAGATCAGGATACAGGAAACTTAAAAAATGTGAATTGTGTGGCTTCAAAGCTCAGGATAAGTCACAGCTGGATGTTTTTTTCGTTGATGGAAGTATGAAGAACACTGCTTCTTCTAATTTAAAAACGGTCTGTGCTAATTGCCAAAGGCTTGGCAGTGTCCGTAGATTGGGCTGGCGTATTGGTGATCTTGTTGCTGATGACTAGATCATCTACTTGTTCGTATAGGTTTTCTAGTGTGCCATCATTCATAATCACATGATCAAAATCCGATTTTGCCCATGCATATTCCGAACTGTGGACACCTGTTGGGATAATGTTTCCCTCAACATAGCTTGTGAACCAATCAGGATCCTGTCCTCTTTTTACTAAGATAATTTTGCCGCCCATTTCTCGGATTGTATTGATCTCATTCATAAATCTTGTGTCTGCTATCACAGTGGGCTCACCTGTATACCTCATTAAACAACTGTCTATCCAAATGGCATCATGCATGTTTTGACGCATAACTTCAGTGCCAAAATGCTGTAAAACCCAACGTGGTGTGACATCTTTTTTGAATTTTGCACTCCAAAAAGCGTCAGGCTTTTCACGCCATGCTCTGCTTTCGTCAGTTTTGCCTTCAAGCATCTCCCGGTCCCAATTGAACATCGAACTTACAGCGTCTTTTAAACTTTTTGCAAATGAATCTTTACGGAATCCGTGTTTTTGTTCTAACCTATCCGAGACTGTGCCCTTACCAGAACTTATTAATCCTACTACACCTACTAACATAGGTTTATTATACTATTTTTTTAAGGCGTTTTGCAATCTCTTTTTTTACTGCATGGACTTGAGTCAAAACCAATTTACGTACTCCTTTTTTCTTTTCCTTAAGTGCGTGTATGGCAAGATTTTCTAGATCATCAACCATGGCGGTCAATTCTTCTAGGGTACAGTTGGTAAGTTTTTTGTATCGAGCATCGTTGTTCATGACGCTGTATTTAAAATACTTGAATAATCAATTAACCAATAACAAAACTGTGTGGTGTGCC